CGATCTGGCTAACGCTGTAGCCAAACCAGACGACACCGGCCCAAAAGTTGTGCTGTATGCAGAATTGATCGATGGCCACGGCGAAATAGAGCAGGCCGACCAAGGCGATGAGGATTGCGGACGTCATTCCATGACCCTCCTCCATTTGTCGCGCCACATGCTGCGCGCCATGACTCCGGCGGCATCGGCGACGGCCTCTTCGCTTAGGTGTGGGAAACAGTCGTGCAGCAACTCATGGACGATGGTGTCCAGCTCGTTGATGCCGCTTTGCCGCGGATCAATGAACACACGGCCATCACCCATAGTGAGTCCGTCCGCTTTTTCGCGGCCGAGCTTCCTACGGATGATGGCTATGTATTTGCGGCGAGGCATCAGGCGGCTTTCTTGTAGCGGAGGTTTGCGTAGTGCAGATCAAGGCGGGCCTTGAACAGATCCCACTCGTTGTCCGAAGAGAACATCCACTCGATGCTGTGATCGTTTGCCTTTTCCTTGCCGATGCGAACGACGGCGCGGCGCTGAACCTTCTGGTCCGGCCGGTTCTCATTCCATAAGCGCTCATACGCTGCGAGCTGCAGCTTTTGCGACAGGTAGATGCCGCTTGATGTCTTCCAGTCGAGCAAGACAATGCGGCCCTGCTTGTCCACGGACGGAGCGTCAATCGTTCCGCCAAACAAGTGCGCCTCGCTGACGAGCTGCACTTCCGGCTCCAGCACCGTGAGACCCTGCTCGTTCCAGAACGACAGGAAGTTATTGAACGCGACGCCCGCCTTCTCGACGTCGGCCGGTGCGAACTCGGAGAGGTCAGCCACCCAACCGTGGAAAAAGCACTCGATTAAGAAGTGCGTGATCGTCCCGATGTCGGCCGCGCGGTCGCGCACCTTGCGGTAGTCTTGGTTTTTGTTGCCGAGACCCCATGCCCAGTGGATCAAGTTGGACTGATCGTCGCCGATCTTGGAGATGGTCGAGGCGCCGACCACTTGCGTGCCGTCCGCGAGGACATACTTCTGGTGCGCCCTGAGCCTCTCCAAACGTACGAGTTTGCGTCCGTCTGCAGCGAAGCGCTCCGGCGCAGGTTCCGCGGCCTTGGCCGAAGGGGAGCGGCGTTTTGCCGCCCCCCTTTTGCGAGTAGTTGCCATGACTACCACTCGACTTCTTCGTTGTTGGTTCCGGTTTTGACCGATGCGCGAGGCGCCTCAGTCACCTCGAAGCCGTAAGCCTCGGCGCTGCCGCCACTGCTCCAAGTGACGAGATCCAAAATCTGGACGGCTTTGGGCTGCAGCGTGATTCCGGCGCCGAGCGACGCGGTGTACCAAAAGTATGGCACCACAGCGACCTTGAGCTTGCTGCCGCCGCCGATGTTTTCGGTGACCGCTTGGCCGGAAGCATCAAACATTTTCGGCTGCCGACTAAACAGCTCGCCCTCTTTGGTCTGCCCCATGGCTTTCACTCGCAGCTTGAGCTTGGTGATGCCGTCGTTTTCTTCCCACGGAAAGGCGTGCATCTTGAGCGCGTCTTTTTTGAGTTCGCGTTTTTTGTCGGCGACAAACTCGCTGAACATTTCATCAATCTTTGCGATGAAGTCCGCGGCGTCCTCGCTGGACATTTCAAGATCGACCTTGAACTCGCCGTGAGGCTTTTCTTTCGTCGCATACTTCTTGTCCGGTTTGTTGAGGTGTGGGTATTTGGCTGCGCCGACAGGCGTGGTGATGGTGCTTTTATTCATTTTGTGTATGTGGGTTTGGTGTTTTTGGTTGGATGGGAAAGTCGGAGTGGCGCACGAGAGCGGCAAAGTCCTCAAAAGGCATGGTGACAAGCATGTCGCAGTGATCCTTGCGGTGGATGACGGCGATCTTGCGGCTACCGCCGTAAAAATAACCCGCATCGTGGCGCGCCTGATCGACGGCCGCATCGAGATCGAAGCGTGCGCGTCCGTGCCGCTTGCACTCGAAGTGGAAGTCCGGCAAGCAGGGCACAATCACGTCCGGTGCGGAGATCCCCCAAGATCCCTGCGAGACCTGCGCGCCCCGCTTGGCCGGAAAACCTTCGGCGGTCAGAGCCTTGGCAACTTCGCGTTCAAACGAGGCGCCTTTTTGGCGGGAGTTGATCATTCGTTGATGGCCTCTTTGTTAAGTGGCGACTGTGAATCATGCATGAGCCACCACATTTCGTCCGACGAAAGCCAGCGCACCGCGCTTTTATCAACGATGGCGATTTCGCCTGTTTTATTGTTGGTCACAACAAAACCAGAAATTGAGGCACCGTCTCGGTCGCAAATAAGTGCAGCTTTGTCAGCGGACAAGTAGTGCCACTGCGGATGCAGCACGTCCCTGAGTTTTTCAGCGCTATTCATTGATCGCCTCCCAGAGCTGCTTGTCCGGTGCGTAGACGCTATTGCCCTCGTCGGTCAGACGCGGCGCGGAGACGATGTTGCTGACAGGAGTCTTCGCATCGAAGCGCGTCAGGCTCGGACGCCATGTCATATTCAAGGTGCCGGTGCGTCCGGCCCTGTGCTTGGCGATGATTAACTCCGCGTCCTGCGGCTCCGGCTCCTCGTCGGCGACCGCGTAGTAGGCAGGGCGGTGAACGAGCGCAACGAGATCGGCGTCCTGCTCGATGCTGCCGCTCTCGCGTAAATCGGACAGCTTCGGCCGGTTGTCGGGCCGGTTCTCCGCTTGCCTGTTTAACTGCGCGGCGGCGACCACTGGAATGCCTAGCTCCATGGCCATGCTTTTGAGTCCGCGCGAAACGAAGCCGACCTCATTCTCACGGCTCTTGGCGCCGCCGTGGCTTACCAATTGAAGGTAATCGACAAAGATGATCTTCACGCCCCAGCGACGCACGGCGAGTCGCGCACGTCCGCGGATGTCCAACAAAGACATTCCACAGCGGTCATCTATGTACAAGGGCTCACCGGAAAAATCCAAGGCAACGGAACCGATGCGTCGTTTTCCGGCCATATCGACAAATCCATTGCGGACCAGCTCGGTGTTGGTGTTCGCGCGCGACAACACTACGCGAGCGGCTAACTCATTGGCGGGCATTTCGAGGCTGAAGTAGAGCACCGGAACTTTGCGCCGCATCAGGTTGTCCGCGATGTTCATCATCAAGGCCGACTTACCCATGGCCGGTCGTCCGGCGATGATGCTCAACGTGCCGCCGCGGAGACCTCCGGTTACCTGATCCAGATCAGCGAAGCCGGTGCGCAGACCGAGGGTCTGCTTGTTGTCCATCAGCGCTTCCAGCTCTTCGAGGAGCGAGGGCACGATGTCGGCCGCGCTGCGCATCGAGTCGGTCGGGGCGCCGAGACTCAGCGACAGGACACTCTCTCCTGCGGACTGAAGCACCTCGTCGGCGTTCGCGGCCATGTCGTTAGCCGCTGCCTGCATGGCAACTGCCGCGGAAATGATCGAGCGCCGACCGTGCAGATCGCGCAGGGTTTGCGCATGATATTCGAGCGCGGCGAGACCACCGCACGCTTGCATGAGAAATTCGGTGATGGCTCCGGCGCCGCCGACAAAGGTCAGCTTCTTCTGCGCGTCGAGGCGCTGAGTGACCGCGATGATATTCGGAACACCGCCGTCTGCGCGGATCTCATTGATCGCATCGAAAATCGCGCGGTGGGCAGGAGTGTAGAAAAGATCGCCATGCAAACCGGCAACTTCATCGGCGAGCTTCGGCTCGGCCATGAGTGTGCCGAGCACAGCCTTCTCGGTGTTTGGGCTTTGTGGGGTGGTGGTTTTCATACAAAGTTGTCGTCGTCGTCATTCGCTACGAGTGCGACGAGTGCCAGCGCCGTGATCAGCGTCAGGAAGACCAGTAGTTGCGCCTCGCTCATTTCGTTCCCTCCGGCGCTGCCGCATTTCGTAGCGACGCTGCAACCATCGGTCGCACGCTTCGTCCACCGCTATGACATCGTCTGCAATGTGTGGCCATACGCTGCGCAGTGTTTGTTTAAGTTCGGGTCGCATGGGCTGCCGTTTCTACGTCACTCGGCGTGGTGGCAGCCGTGGGTTCTTGGTGTGGGCAAGTGTGGACAAATGCGGACAGAGGGGCAACAACTTTTAAGCGTTTTCTGCAAAAAATTTCATCCCAGTTTTCGCGGTATTTTGAGCCGTCTATCGGCCGCGGGGCGTCGCCCTTTCCGGCGCTCACAGCGGCTCCTCCACGGCGAGCAGGGCTTCGTGTTTCTCGTCGCTTACATCGGGAGAGAGCGCCGCGCACCGCTTCAAGACGAGCTTGAGCCGGTTGACGCGCTTAATCAGCTCACGCTTCTCCGCTTCGAGGTTGGCCATTTCGGCCGAGTTGCGCTTGTCCTCCGCGCGGTAGAACTCCAGCTCCGCGGAGGAGCCGAAGTTGCTGCCGAAGCCGATCTCGCCGACCACTAGGTCAGGGTTCATTTCTTGGCCCTCCCTTGCTCTTCGGCGAGCCGCTCGATGACTGCGTTGAGCAGCATGTAGAGCGCGTCGAGGGTTGCCTTGGCGTCGTCTACGGACGCGGTGATGGTTTCCATGTTGATGGTGTACTCAGCCAACTTGGGCTGAACCGACTTGGTTTTAGCTGTGCGCTTTTTCATGTGTGTGGGAAATGATGGAGAGGGGGGTAGGACAAATGCTGTCCGAGGGGTTAATATGAAATTGATAACTGGG